TCGCGATTCGGTCAAGCTGCTGGCCTATGGCGCTCTGCGGGTCAACCGACTGATAGGCAAAGGTGACTTGCTCATCGAGGTTCGCCAGCGTCTCGCACCATGCGGCGATCTGCAGCCCATCCGGCGACTCCGGATTGATGTTCCAGGCATCATCGATGTCCAGATAACGCGCCCGCATGGCCGCCAGGTATTCGCTGAGCGACGTACCCGTAACGCCTGCCGCTGTGATTTCGGCCATTGGTTTCTCCCAGGCAATAAAAAGCCCGCACGGCGGCGGGCTGGGTGTTCCATTTTTCGGTTAGAGCATCGAGAGCGGGTCGCCCGAAAGCTCAATCAGCAATTGTTCGTTATTCACGTCGATAACACTGGCCTGCACTGATATGCGGCGCTCTCTCGGCTCCAGGGTGAGCGAGAACGAGCTAATGCCGATGATGCCCGGCGTGGTGATGATGCGGCGCTTGAGCGTGGCTTCAGCGAAGTCCTGGCGCGTCTTGCCAAGCACGCCGCCGAACCAGTCTGTTCCGTCGGCGGCGTCGAGGAAAAATTCGCCAAGGAACAGGCGGAGGCGGCGAATGACGCTTTGCCGGGTTGCCTCCTTGCCGCTGGCGAAATGCTCGCCGCTGGTCACGATATCGCCGTCTACGAAGTTTCGAATCATTGTGCGACTCCCGAGGTGCCTGTTCCGCCCTGAACGCTGCCGTGGCGGTGCGTGCTGCCCACGTTCACGCCGTTGTTTGTCAGCGCGCCATCTGTTGCCACATCGGCGGTTACGGTCACAGTCGCGGCGGTCTGCGTGATGCTGTCCGCGTCCATCTCGATGACGGCAGCCTTCAAGCTGATCTTGCCGGGCGTGAGATGCATCCGTGTCGCGCCGTCGTAGCTGGAAAGCCCGACTCCTTCATTGACGAAGCCGGGGATGATGCGCGGCGTCGACCGGATGCCCGGGACAAAGTAGGCGTCCTCAGCCGAGAACATTCGCAGCTCATGCGGCGCAACCGGCCCGCCCTGGTCGTTCCAGGTGTCGACGGCGCGCTGGCTGAAGTGAATCAGCCCCTCGGTACCGGGCCTGATCTGGTGCCAGCAGTACCATTCGCCATCGCCGGCAAACTGAACGCGCACATTGTCGATCACCGGGATGGTGCGGAACACGCCGTTGATGCGCTTCTGAATGCCGCACTCGACTTGCGCCATCTGCGTGACCGGATCGAAGGCGACGACCTTTCCAGGAAGGCAGACCATCAGGCCGCGCAGCTTCGAGCGGATCGCTTCATTGATCATGTCGAGGAACGGGCTGAGGCTTTCGTCGCTCATTCTCGGACCCCCTCGATAGCTGTGTCCCAGGTGTTCCCGTAGAAATCGCCCTGATGCTTAACGTTCAGCACGCTGTAGATCCCGCTCCCCCCAGTCGGATCGATCTGCATCATGTCGGCGGTGTAGACCTGGCTAAATGCGAAGTTTCGCGTCTCGGCCTGTACGTCCACCCTGTCGCCTGGCGAAATCGTAGGGTCAAGTTTCTTGGATACTTCAATGCTTTGAAGCAGGATCTGCGGAGAGCCAATCATTCCGGTGTCCGCAGACACTAGGTGCGGCGGCGCGTCCCTCTTGGCAAGCGTTCCATCCGGCCCTTTGCGAATGACGGTCAGCCTATTGGCGCTCATCGTCCAAACGAAGCCATGCAGTTCTGCCAGTTCGTTCATGCAGGAAACAGACGATGTGCACATGCTGCGCCCCTTGAAGGCGCGCGGCAGGTCGGAGAAGTCGCCGATAAATTCAACCGGCAGCAACAACGACTCAGCGACCTCGCGAATGATGTCGATCTGCGGCGTGTTGGCGCCCCATGACTTACTCACAAACGCGCCGGCTTGCGCCCCGCCAGCCGTGCGTGCATAGAACTTGATGTACTTGTCGACCCCTTCCCTGCCGATCTCCATGTTGATGATGTCACCGAGGAAGATCAGGCCCGGCTGCTCGCCGTAGCCTGCCGAGAGGCTGATACGGTCGAATTTGTTGTAGATGGCGCGACGCGACCGGCTTGACGCTCCGTACAGCGTGACCTCTGCAAGACTCCCCTCGCTGCCGTACTTGTTGTCGACGCTGAACCGAATCTGCATTGGCGGCTCATATACCAGCTCGTCGTCGCCCTCTTTAAGGGTCAGCCGATAGTTGCGCCCGAGCAATCTACTCATCTTCGTACCACCGGAGCTTGTTGGTTATGCCCAGGTTGCCGACTGTTGGCGCCTCGCCTTCCAGCACAACGCGCCCAAGGCCCACATTCAGGCCGGCGAGCAGGTTAATGCTTGGGTGAAGGCCACGACCAAGCGCGATAGGTGTTCCGTCCGCGCGGCGCATGTCGACGGTGAAGTAGCTGTGCCGGGTCGACCAGCGCAGCCGAAACTGAACGTAGGTGCCGGCCAGTGTCACGCCGAATCGCTGGAAAGCATCGCCAGCGCGAAGAGGGATGGTTTTCATTGCAGGCCCACCTCTCCCAGGTTGTTCTCGGTCTGCGCCTGCGTGCTGGCCGTGTCGTCAGCGGGGAGCCGCGAATTGACGATGGCCTGGTTGGCCAGGCTGTCGACGACAATCAACTTGCGCATCTCGACGACCAGTTCTAGCCCCCCCTCGTTCTGCTTGGTGACCTGCACGCGGGTGTTAGTGATCAGCACGTTGTCGTAGGAATCCTTCGCGCCCACGACCGTGATCAGTTCGTGCGCCGACTGCAGCGCCCGGATGGCCTTGATCATCTTGCCTGAGCGCGTTTCGGCGCCGCCCGCAAGCTCGGTAAGGACTGAGCCCGCAATGCCTACCGCAGCAGACGCAGCGCCCCCCAGCGTGCCGATGATCGCGCCCGCCGCTGTACCCAGCGCAGCGCCGGCAATGCCGGAGTACTGGCCAGTTGTTTCAGCCAGTGCAGCCTTGATCGGATTGTCGGAAAGCGCCACGGTCATCACCAGCCGAAGCGGCCGGTCAATCGCGTGGTCGTTGCCGATGGCGCCTGTCTCGATCGGGTATTCCGTCACGTCCGTGACAAGCTCGCTCGACTCCTCGAGCAAGGCGTCGAAGAACAGTCCGCCGATCTCCGGACGCGACCGGCTGAAAATGCCGACTAGAGACATTGGCTTGATTCCTATTCGACGTTGTTCGGGATGCCATCGCGGCTGACTTGTACGGCGTTGCTCAGCTCGGCACGGAAGACCTTGCGCGCAGCGGCTTCCACTGCCCCAGGGTCAGTAGCGCCCCGGGCGTCGATGCTGTAGTAGTTGGTTGTTCCGGCCTTGCTGGCCCGCTCCATGATCGACGGGACGTAGGCCTGTGTCTCGCCAGGCATTGCAGATAGCCAGTTGGCGCCGTGGCTTGCAACGGCATTCTTCACTGCGCCAGGGCCTGCGTTGTAGGCCGCCAGCGCCTTCTGCGTGTCGCCGTCAAACTCCTTCATCATCGCTGCCAGGTAGTCGCGGCCGAACCGCAGATACTCCTCGCGCGAATCGTTCGCCAGCGGACGGACGCCATAGCCAGGGTCGCGGCCGGTAGCCGGCATAACCTGCGTCACGCCTCGGGCGCCCTTTGGCGAGCTGAGCAACATGCTTCCGTCGCCGTAATGACGGCCGCCAGATTCCTGCTGGATCAGTGCGTCGAAGATAGCGTTGTTGGAAAGCGGAGCGACAGCCCCTGCGGAACCTCCACCGCCTTCTGCGCCGCCAAACAAGCGATGCATCAGCATGTTGGCCGGGTGCCAGCCAGTCGCCGTGTCGATCCAGCTGAAATAGGCAGATGCCGCGTTGCCTGCTGTTTTTTTTACGTCCTGGTTGGAGGCCAGCCGCTTTGCTTTCTCAAGTGGCGTACCGTCCCCAGAGATAATATCGACCGCCTCAAGGACGCCAGCCTTGTTTTCCTGAACCCACCCGGTCATGGCCTTGACCCAATCACCCATGATCGGCAGCAAGCGCTCTGCGATCTCCTCTCGCATCGACCGTAGAACCTTTTCATTCTCCGTCACTGCGTCGTTGTAGGCTGCCGCGTTCTGAATGAGTGCGTCGGTAATGACCCCTAGCGCCTCGGCCCTGTCCATTTCGGCAAGATAGCCGCCGCGGTCGGACAGCAAGTTCTGTGCGTAAGGCCCGCTAATGCCGAGGGCATCAAGTACACGCCGCCGCTGGTCCTGGTCAGAAATCTTGCTGATTTCGCGACTGAGGAAGTCAAGCGTCTCCTCAGTGCCCATGTTCTGCTGCTGGATGGCTTGCGGGTTGAACCCTGCCACCGTGAATGCTCTATCCGACAACTCGCCAAACCGAGCCGCCTCTCGGATGTCGTTCACGCGATCAATCAGCGACCGGGCATCAGCGCTCGACCCGCCAAACTTGGCCATTGCGAAACTGAGCTTGTCCGCAAACTGCGCAGACACACCAGCTGCTTTGCTCCACTTGCCCAGGTCATCAGCCGACTTAGCAATGTCGGACGACATCTTGACTGCAGCCACGCCGGCGCCAACGAATGCGGTTCCGATAGCAGCCCCGACCGTCAACGCCGTGGTGCGCAGATTGGAGAACTGGTTGCTAGCCTCCTTGAACCCTTTTGCGTCAGTTTCCAGGCCGAGCTTAACCAGCAGTTCGTCAATTGTTTCGGCCATGGGGGCTTCCTAAATTCGGGCAATAAAAAACCCGCCGAAGCGGGTTCATTCAAACTTGATCGTTAGCCGACCTCTGAGGCCACGGGAGGATGCTTAGGCTCGCACGCCCACTTCATGGCTATCAGCCAGCCTATTACGGTCCACCCAAGGAAGATGTTCACGATGATGATGGGGTGCAGCTTCTTGCTGTTGCGCTCCTCGGCGACTATTGACGGCACCAAGTATGCGATCAACGCTACCATCCACAGCACGATCACCGTAGCGGAACCTGTCATTCCTCATCCCCATCAAGTGGCGGCAACAGCATCGGCATGTGCTTGTCGCGTATGTAGTCGTCCAGATGCCCAAGCATGACCAGTTCGCGCCAGAAGGCGACGGCTTCGTTATGCGAGGCGATCTGCAGGCCAGACCCGTTCGCCTTGAGCTTCATCGGGCGACAGGGGACTCCATCACTCGGTCGCATCTCGTGGACGCGACTGTAGATGGCCTCCCCTTTCTCGTCGATGAGTTCGTAACTGACGCGGATCTTCTTCATCGCGGAAGCATAGCCCAGCGCCATCACTTATTGCGAGCGCACTCAACCTGATGCTCTATCTCGTCCATCACGCAGTGCATCATCTGCACGTCGGCCAGGTCGTAGGTTCCGTCGAGCATGTCCGACCACTTTGCCAGCGGTGGGCAGGTCGCCCCCAGGCCCGCGCACGGGCGCCAGAGGAACCAGTCCACAAACGGGTTTAGTGGCTCTGCTCCGCCGAGCTTGCGACGGTTGCTTTGCGGAGCTGCCAGAAAGGGCTGAGGTTTTCCACCAGCGCCCGGCCGACCAGCAGGTAGAAGTCTTGCGGGGCGTCCTGGAACAGGTTTTCGCCGACCGGCACGTTGTCGGTAGCGCGAACCACCAGATCTTCCTTGCCCGACACAAAGCACAGCTTGCGCAGGGTCGTGAAGTCGTCCGGGTGAATCTGCGTCAGCGCGACCACGAGAGCCATGTCAGACGCGCCCTCTTGCAGGGAGACAATCAAGCCCGTCCGCCCCGCAATGTGCAGCATCTCGATCTGAGATTTGGCCGGGGCCGTGGAGCCCTTGAACTCCACGCCGCCAGCTTCAACAGTGAATGAGCGAGCCATCGTTAGACCTCTTCGCTATCCGCGAACTCGAACACAAACGTCTCATCCGAGACGCTGGACTTGCCAGCGCGCCCCATCGTGCCGCGAGTGACCAGCACGCCATCGAAGCCGGCAACCATTTCAACGGTACCGGCCTGGCGGAAGCTGAACGTCGCGTCAACGCCGGATTTCTCCGCTGCGAGGATCTGGCGCACTTCGTCAGAGCCGGGCATCAGATTGATGGTCAGGCGCTTGGGTCGGGTCTGGTTGTCCAGTCGCACCGACGTGCCGCCAATACCGCGCTTGAGGGTCGAGCGCTGCTCGATGTCCTCGATGGTGATAGCCGGGTCGGTATCACCGTACTGGCTGATGGGGATGCCAAAGACCGTGAGATTGGAGCCGTCCGCGCCGTATCGAAACATAGCCATGATTTTTTACTCCACGTTGACGTTGATTTCAGCTACATGGCCGGCACGAGCCAGAACAACGTAGATGGTGGTGAGCGGGAATTTGCGGGCGCGCTTGTCGGCAACGGACAGGTTCAGCACGTCCTCGGGCTTCGACATGATCACGAACCCGTAGTCGGCGACCTTGGTTACGCCGTCCATTGGGTCGATGTAAGTGCCGGTGCCAAGCACGCCGTTGTCGAAGAACTTCTTGCAGGTGGCGCCCAGGACATCCAGCAGACCGGCATAGCCGCGCGGATCCAGAGGCCGCTTGGTGCCGGCGCCTGCGATGTAGTTGTAGCCGTCGACCTGCAGGTAATTCTTCAGCACGTCGAGGTTCACCACGTCGTCGATGAACTCGCCGAAGCTGCTCATGGACTTGGAGTTGATCACGCGACTGTTGTCGGTCTGGCCTGCCAGTTCGATCTGGGTAAAGAACACCCCATTCTTGGCGGTCAGCGCGTTGTAAGCCGTGGTTGACAGGTCATCGCCCATCACGCCCGGCAGAACCTGGAACTCGCCGGTAATGGCGGTGCGCTGGCCGTTCGGGCGGAACTTGTGGAACGCCGCGGCAAGCTGGCACATGGCGTAGGCTTGCGTCGGGTCGGTCGCTACCTGGCCGCTCGACTTGAAGCCGGCGAACATATGACGGTTACCCTTGGCCTTCAGCACGGACATGATGTCGGTGTCGGACTGCGGATCGAGAATGCCGGCAGCGCTGAAGGTTGCCCAGATAGCGCGGCTGTTCGCATCGCCCCAATCGCCGACCGCGAGCGCGTTCGCTTCGGTAAGATCGGACAGCTTGAGGAACTGGTGATAGCGCCACGCCTGGTCGGCAGCCTTGTTGAGCGTGTCGACGATGCCAGTATCCAGCGGGTCTTTCATCCACACGCTGAGCTGCGGCGGCTTCGGGATCTGCGCGAAGTAGCGAGTCGCGATGTGGTAGATCGGGCTATCGGTGGCGAAGTCTTCGGCCACTTCGGCAGTGGTCGAGTAGTCACGGTAGGTGTTTGCGTCAAACGTCACCAGCGCTGCCAGGTCTGCCTGATCAGCGAATGCGAAGGCGCTGCTGAAGTTGGCATAACCCAGGCCGGACGGGCTGATGATCACATTGACGGGAATTAGCGAATCGACAGGATAGGCCATGTCAGGCTCCGTTCAGTAGGTTGCCGCTTTCATCGCGGATTTCGACGCTGAATCCCGCAGCGCGCAGGACGGGATAGC